ATAATGTACTTCACGAATCAGTTCATTTCCGCTAAAAGAAATGACCAAACCGTGGCGGAATATTACCACGATTTGGTCGGATAAGAAAAATTGTGTTTTCGTTTTTATAAGTGTCAACTTGACAGGGGATAGTACCATCAAATACAGCGTATCTTTTTGCGATCGGCTTAGGCGGTCTAGTTTATAAACAAGCACCGCATCAAAGACCCCTAGCTTACAGTCACTAATCAATTGTTGAATTGCTGGCCGGTCTAGGGATGACCCGGAAAAACCGGGATCAGTATAGATCTTAGCGACTTGCCAATCCTTAATTTTGCAGTAGCTTTTGAGTTTTTCGGTCTGTTCTCCGATTGAGTAGCCGCTTTCCGCTTGCTCTAGAGTGCTGACACGAACGTAAACTGCTATCTTCATATATACCTCCAACATATCAACGATTTAGAGGAGAGCCCAAAATTGGACTCACGTGATATGGCAACCGATCCAAAATTGGATTCGTTAGATTTCTTCATTGAATCACATCAAAATACAAACAAAGCCGGCCATTATGACCGGCTTTGTTAATGCAAGTAACGCTAAATTCCCAACAATTGTTTTTTCTTTTCTTGAAATTCATCTTCGGTAATAATGCCTTCGTCAACTAACGATTTTAGTTTGCGAAGCTCATTAACCAACTGATCAGTTTCTAAATTATCATGGTGGGTTGACGAATCCGGCTGATTATCCTTTTTAAGGAGCGATTTATATTGTTCTGCTTGTTCTTTTATAGCGTTAGCCATAATAGGAGCATCGTTCTTATTAACATTTTCTAGTTTAGTAATGGTTGCGCCATTAGTAATGGAAATTTTCCCAAGCATTAAACCTTTTGAATAAGAAACACCATTAACCATGTCTAATGGTATCTCAGTTGATTTAATCCCATACAATAAACCCTTATCTAACATTAAGATCCGCTTGTTGGTTAAGATACATAAAACCGTATTACCATCATTCAGGCCAGAGCAGCCGTAAACGATTACCTCATCATCATTGATAATATCCGGTAATTGTTTAACTTCCCGTTTTGTTCCAAAAAGATCCTTAATCCCAACTTGCTCCATTTGCTCTTTAATTTCATTTAATGTGTAAGACATGATGATTCCTCCTCATAACAGCTTTTAACGTCGATCATGGTTTGGACGTATATGTATCGGACCAAGCTGTGATATAATCAGCTTGATCCTTATTTTCCCCCTAGCGGTGCTATCTACCCGATGCCGCTAGGGGATTTTTTATAAGTTTGTCGTTACTCGGACGGCTTTACCAAGTATCCTGACCGGGTTACTGTCGCTAGCAATGATTGGCTCATACTCCCGGTTGTCTGGCATTAAGATAACGGTTGGACCCGCTCGTTTAATCCGTTTGAGTGTGGCCTCGTTATCATCTGTAAACAACACTGCCGCTATCTCACCATCTTCCACATCTGGCTGTTGCCTTATCAGCACTAATGATCCGTCTTTGATAGTAGGATCCATTGATTGTCCTTTTGCCCGGAGATAAAAAAGCTTTCCGCTAGGCAAGAAGTCGGTTGGCTCTGATAAGTAACCAGCAATGTTTTCATCGGCCAAGATCGGGTCACCACAAGCAATGGTTCCTAATAAGGGAATCTTGGTTAACCTGTTAACGGGATTGACTTTTGATAAATCAAGGCCTAGCAGGTCATCAGTTGTCACCCCTAAAACTCGTGCAAAGTCGTGTGCTCGATTAAGCGGGAATTGGAGCTTACCGTTAAAGTATTGGGACACAGTAGATTTTGACATATCAACTTTACGAGCAAGCTCACTGATTGATATTTTCTGCTGTTTTCTTAATTCATTTAGGTACTTAATAACTTCTTCATTCGATTTCACATTATCACCTCCTTTCTACATATATAATAATAGCACGATCGTTCTTGAAATAAAACAATTTTCAAAAAAATACAGACTAAACGTTGACTAAATCGAACGACCATGCAATAATATAGTTGTTCGATAAAACGAACAAGTTTAAAGGACAAAAGGAGGCGATAATATGAAACTTAATCTAAAGAGGATTAAGGCTGAACGCATAGCTAATGGGCTAACACAAGCTGATGTTGCGAAAGCTCTTAACATTACTCGCTCATCGTACGCGTTGCGGGAAAATGGCCATACAAACTGGACAATTGATAACCTTACAAGTTTTTGCAAGCTAATTGGACTTGGCCCTAATGAAATTGGTATCTTTTTTTTAGATAACCCGTTCGAAAAATCGAACAAAGCTGGGTAGGAGGAACAAACATGGAAAACCAAGTAGAAATTATCAAACAGGTAAACGATCAGGACGTTATGGATAGCCGAGATGTGGCAAAGATGATTGGCAAGCGCCACACGGACTTGATCCGTGACATCCGCCGGTACATCAGCGTTTTAGAGCCCAACGCAAAATTGCGTCCGGCGGAATTCTTCATTGAATCCACGTACTTAGATCAGAACAAACAAGAACGACCATGCTACCTGCTCACTAAGCAAGGTTGCGAGTTCGTGGCCAACAAGTTGACCGGCAAGAAGGGGACGATCTTCACAGCAACCTACGTTGGTTTATTTAATCAATACCAAGCCGAACACAACGGCAAGGAAATCGCAATTGACAGTAGCCTGGAGCATGAAAAGCTCGCGTACAAGCGAGAATGGCTGATTGAAATGCGCAAGCAGAACGTCAACAAAGCGCACGAGTTACGCAATCAAGACGTCAAGCTGTATCTGGAGCTTGGCAAAGTTGCTGATGAGTACCAGCGGCCACGTATGGCCACCGACTTCCGCAACGAAGCAATTTGCGCCATGCAAGCACTGCCGGTCGGTGCACGCCGAGAGTATTCAGCAACCGAGATCGGCAACATTATTGGTGTGTCGCCGATTGCGATTGGCAAATGGGCCAATAAGCTAGGCGTTAAGCGCGATGCCGATATGAGCTACCGCGATCGTGATGGATCTTGGCGATACTTCCCAGAAGCTCTCAAGGTTTTCCAAGATAATGCGTTGGAGATCCAAGACGACGATTTAGGACTGTAGGAGGCAACAAGAATGTATGAACCAGATAACTTGCGTGAAGCACTCAAGACGCTGATTGAATACAACACTGCTACGTTAACCACAACCCGTGATGGTAATGGTAATAAACGCGAAACGCGAATTGAAGACCTGCAAGACATGAACCTTGATGTTCTATATGCAATGTGCGATCCGCTTGGTATGAGCGACCTAATTAAAGGAGCATAGCTATGAAAGTGAATAATTTTGACGCTAAGACCGGCGAAAAGCTTAGCCAAGTGAAGTTAAGCCCAGAGCAGAGTGCACAGTTAATCCGTGTTTTAAAGGGGAACTAACCATGAACGAAACTGAATGCTTAGCGTACGTCGCCTTGTTCGTCTTGGCAATCGCACTACTGCTGACGAACCACTTGATCATGGCAACGGTGGCCATCGTGCCGTATGTATTGGCCAGTTTTAAGTACAGCTTCCCAAAGCAAAAAGAGCCCAGTGGCCGCAACCACTAAGCTCTAGACAAAAATAAAATTACGAGGTCATTATATGCCTATTTTTGAAGAATGGAAAGTGGATATAGATTCGAAAGGGAATGATTACCACATGGACTACGAAGAATACTCAAACGGCTTTAAGCACGCCGAAGATAGGTTAGTTAAAGCGTTGGCGGACTTAGATTCAATTATCCGTAACGAGCCAGAAACTCGTGGCACACTACGAGCAGAGGTTCGAGCGATTGAGGAACAACTCAATGTTGCTAAGGACTTAATCGATAAGGAAGCTACGAAACGATTGGGGGACTAACAATGACTGAAAAGCTTTACGAATTAGCAGACAAGTATAAGGAACTAAGCGAACGAGAAGACCTTAACCCGGAAGTGCTTCATGACACGCTAGACGCCATTAACGACGCCATCGAAGACAAGGCGGATAACATCGCCGCTTGGATCGACGAATTAACCAACGCAGCTAAGCGCAAGAAAGCAAAGGCAGATGAATGGAAATCATCAGCTAAGGCTGATCTTAACCGGGCAGAAAACCTTAAGCAATACCTAATTCAGGAACTAAATTACGCGGGTAAGAAAAAGGTGGAAACTGACCGCTTCTTACTAAGCACTCGTAACAATGCGCCATCAACGATTATCGAAGACGAGACGCTAATCCCAGACGCCTTTAAGACCACAAAGGTTACAAAAACGGTCGATAAGACTGCCATTAAGGAAGCAATTAAGGCTGGAAAGGAAGTGCCAGGCGCTCACTTGCAAGCTAGTCAATCCATCACTATCAAGTAATCATCAAGGGGAAGAAATATGAATGAGCAGAATCAAAATCAAAATCAACCACAACCGCCACAGCAACAGCCAGTCCAACCACCAGTTGACCAGCGCCACGTCATCTACGCAGAGCAAACTCGTCCAACAGATCACCTATTCGATCTTGAGGGGAATGCTGGCGAGTTGCTCAAAGGGCTCGCCAAGTTCCGGGCACAAATCAAGCAACCAACGTTAGATGCTTCTAACCCTTTCTTTAAGTCGTCTTACCTGACCTTAACCGGGCTGATAAACGCCATTGATGAGGCAATTAAGGGTACCGGCTTATCTTATAACCAGATTATTGCTGACAACGGTCAAGCCGCAGCCGTGCAGACTATCATCACTCACGAGAGTGGCGGGATCCTGATCACCAAGCCATTCACCTTGCGGCCGGTTAAAGCTGATCCACAAGGGATCGGGAGTGCCACGACATACGCCCGCCGTTACCAACTCCAGGCACTCTTTGGGATTGCTGGTGAGAAGGACGACGACGGTAACGCCGCTAGCAACCCACAACAACGCAATCAGCAGAACAACCGCAACAACCAGCAATTCAACAACCGCCAAAACTACAACAACCAATATAAACAATACAACGGAGGAAATTACTAATGAGCGTAACAGTTACTTTAATCGGACGTCTGACCCGCGACCCAGAACAACGTCAATCCAACAACGGCAACAGCTACTCGCAAGTTTCAGTGGCTGGGAATGAAGGCTATGGCGACAGCCAAGAGACCTTCTTCTTCTCCGCCCGGTTCTTTGGCAAGCGCGCCGATTCAGTAGCGTCCTACCGAAAAGGTGACTTGGTTCGCCTGGACGGACACCTACATGAGTACACAAGTCAAAACGGTAATGTCTACAAGGAACTGCAGTATGCAGACATTGAGCTTCTGCAACGCAAGAACAACCAGTTTAATGGCGGATACAACGCCCCACAGAACAACCAGCAGGGCGGTTACCCGCAAGGCAACCAATTTAACCAGCCTCAGAGCCAACCTAATCAGGAGCCACAACAAGCACCACAGCCGCAACAGTTCAACAGTGCCCCTATCAACCCACAACAAGCCCAGGCAGACCCACAAGGCAATCAAATGGGTAATTACACTAGCCAACCTCAAAATGGCACACAGGGGCAACCAGGGTCAAAACAAAAAGGCCCTCAAGGAGCTGGGTTCGATTTTAACAACCCACCATTCTAAGGAGGACTAAACGATGGCAGAATACGAAGGTGCGAACCTGTTCCTTAATATTCCGGTTAGGGTTGCTCATGACAATCGCCTCAAAGATAAGGACAAGCTCCTTTACGGAGAGATCTACGCCATGCTAAACGTAACCAATAGCTTCTTTATGAGCAATGCAAAGCTAGCAGAACGGTTGAATTGTTCGGAGCCAACAATCAAGAGGAGCTTAGCAAGACTAGAAGAATGCGGGTTTATCAAACGAGATAACGTTTACGAAGGGAAACAAATCGTTAGAAGAACCATAAGTCTAGGTAGGATCAATTCTGATCCGAGGGTAGGTTCAACCATGATACTACCCCCGGTTCACGAGCGATCCGAGGGTAGGGTCACCAGTGATCCAGATAATAGAACAATTAATAGAGCATCTAATAGAACAGAAGAAGATATATTGTCGGGCAAGCCCGACCACGCCCCCTATCAAGAAATTCTTGACTACCTTAACAGCAAGGCTGGCACCAGTTATCGTGCTAGCTCAAAGGCAACGCAGCGCCTCATTAGTGCGAGGACAAATGAAGGCTTTACGGTGGACGACTTTAAAAAGGTGATCGATATCAAAGTTGCTAACTGGAAGGATGACCCAAAGATGAGTAAGTACCTTCGGCCAGCAACACTGTTCGGCACCAAGTTTGAGAGCTATCTTAACGAGCCGATGCCAGCTAAGCAACCACCAAAGAGGGCTAAAGGTTACTTATTTTAGAGAGGTGAGAAAGTATGAAGATGCCACAATTTTTTCAAGACATGATCAAGGCTAATAAGGTCAAGGTAGATCCCTCGAAGGATCGGACTTGGTTAGATGAGCGGAGGAAGAAGATGGATGCCGGCTGGGCCGAGGACTACTACACGGCCAAGGCTGAAAAGGAACGGCAAAGCTGGCTGAACGACAGCTTGTGGTCGGGCAACCAACCCCTCCAGTTTACTTTTGAAAACTGGGTGCCGGCGATGCAAGAAAACAACGAGCAAGCTCGAAACATTGGTATTCAAGCCTGGGTGATGGCTGACCGAGTAATTAAAGGCGAACAATTCAACATCCTAATGAACGGTGAACCGGGAACGGGTAAGACTAGCCTAGCCCTTGCGATCGCCTGGAAAGCCTGGCAAGAAGCTGAAATTAACTTCCTGTTCATCTCAACAATGGAACTGGTAAGTATGTTCTCACAACGGTTTGACGATAAAGAGGTCGCCTGGCAATTAGACTCTTTACAAAAGCGGGCAAAGAATGCACCGATCCTAATCTTGGACGACTTCGGCACCGAAGGCGGAATGAAGAACGAGAACGGCTATTACAAGCCAGTTCGTAAGGACATGCAAGAGTGGCTTTACAAAGTTGCCAACGCTCGCTATGACCAGATCACAAATTCCCACAAGGGCGTAACTATCGTTACCACTAACAACACTAGCGGCGAGTTAATACAGATGTACAACCCAAAGTTGATTAGCCGGGTCATCACTAAACGCCGACCAAACGTGCTTAATTTTGACGGTTTAGATGATATGCGAGGTTAGGACATGGCGACAATTAATTTATTCCCGGGTGACCGGGTCATGTGGCGCCGAGTGGAGTTTACGGTCCACTCGACCTGGCAAGATGGGACGGTTGCTCTGTGGGACGCAGACAACCACGCCTTGATTGAAGACGTGGCAGCAAGCGAACTGGAGGCGATCTAATGGACAAGCTTCCGGAGTACGACGACTTTGAACCTCGATCAGAGGCCGACGCCAAAGCAGAATATGATGAATGGATGAAACAAGCCATCATGGACGACAAGGCACAGTAGGAGGGCACGATAACTATGAGTCCAGAATGGTTTAAAAAACAAGATGAAAGGTATCGTTATGTCACGGTGGATAACCGAGATAATGCGATTGATTGGCTTAACAGCTACTACGATCATGACAAAGATTATGGAGATTTAGTGGGAGAGGCTGCTAGTGTAATTGAATTTTTGCTTGATGAGGCTAACCGCAATTGCCAAGAACGATTTATCCGTGAACAACCAGTTTATATTGTGTTCGTTCCACATACCCCAGATTGCTATTACCTGCGATTTGAATATGGACTGATGATTTCTAAAGATAAGCAACTTGCGGGGCTTGCATATAGCGATCTTATCGATGTTACCGATATTGACCGCCAAGAAAACCTAGTCGACTGCCTATTCACGATGGCAGAAATAAAGTATTGGGGCTTGGAAGACTGCAATCGAGTTCAGATTGAATGGTAGGAGGAACGCGGTGAGATTTGAGTTTGATATCGAACCGGTCGAGCAAGCACGGCCAAGAGCAACACGCTTTGGCAAGGGAATCAGGCTATATGACCCTAAGAAGGTCACGGTATACAAGAAACAGTTGGGGTATCTAGCCCGCCAAGCGATGCAAGAGCGAGGATTGGAACCATATGATGGCCCGTTAGAGGTGCATATGCAATTCTATCGGCCAGTCCAGACAAGCATAAGTAAAAAGGAGCGCGATAGGAGGCTCTTAGGATCCCATAGGCCGACGGTAAAGCCGGATTTGGATAATTATATTAAAAGCACGTCCGACGCCTTAAATGGGATCCTATGGGTCGATGACAATTGCATCGTGGGTTTGGTGGCGGAGAAGTATTACACGGATAAGCCACACTTGGTGGTCGAAGTTGATGAGCAAACGCTTTAAAAGCAATAGAAAAAAGGATGTGGGTAAATGGGTAAGTTTAAGCACACGTACTACTTTGTTGAAGGGCATCTCGGTGAAGATTATTTTGAAAAAGTAACTGGTGATCCCAATCAGGAAGACTTTATTGAGGAACTCTGCGAGGAGTGTGGTGATAGTGATTGGATCAGGGGTGAATTTAACACCTACGAAGATGGCCTCAAGATTATCAAGGATCAGAATTATAACCCGGAATATCGTGATGAAATGATTGGACGACTAAAACAACTTGAATAGGGCCTTATGGGTTGATGAAAACCTGATAGTTACGGAGGCGGCGGAAAAAATTTATGCAGAGCGGCCGCATCTGACAGTGGAGATTAAGGAGTGGTTGGAATAATGACTGAACGAATTTTACGACACAAGAAGCCGGCTGACGTGCCATTTAGTATTAAGCGTTACTTAGGAGATAAGTGGGAAAGAATCCCAGCATGGCAGAAAGGTTTTAAATGCTGCCTTGATTGTGGGTTGCCGACGATGAGGATGGTTTACCAGGAATCTGAAGTTTACACAATGCTGTGCATGGCTTGCGGTAGGGCACATCGTTACTACGCAAAGAATTGTGCCAAAGCTGAATGGGTTTATGACCGCATTGATGCAGATGATTACAGGCGTGCTCAGCATGCGGTTGGGCTGGATTATAACAGCAAACCAACCGGACGCAACTACTTTACGACTAATGGTGAGAACCCATTCTCAACGTTGCCAGATAATTGTTATAGCCATAAATACAACAGTTACTGGATAACGCCATATGGCTATCGCTTACTTGGTTTTGATGATATGGGCGATGACCGTTATTTAAAGATCCTGTGGTAAGGAGGAATTGTAATGAAGATGAACGGTTATTACAGTGCAATATCGAAAGACGGTAGCACCTCACAATTGAAGGTGTATGCCGACAAGGTAACGGCATCCGTAGAAACAAAGTGCCCCATTTGCCAGGAACACCACGACATTTTGGGTCTAACAAATGCGTTTGATTTGCACCTTAAAGATGACATCTTAGTTCTAATGGATAAGTCATCCCATAATGATATGCGATTTCCTAAAGACGCTTTTAAAATCAAGTATTGTCCATTTTGTGGGCGTCCACTTAACGAGGAGGGTAGCAATGGCGAATCTATTGACAAGTCACCTACTAGCGGCGATTGATTGGGACGAGTATCAGCGCTACGGACGCGAACTCCCGCCTTCCGCTGTGGATTGGATCGAACAAAACGGCAAGCCAAACGTCGAGTTTGAGTTCTTAGTGCTTCAAAAAGCAGTCGAACGGAGCGAACGCGTCCGGCGATCAAAAGCACGTATTAGAGCTATACAGAATCGACGTGCGTACGAGCAGAAGCGGAAGCAGATGATGAAAGATAAAGGAATGAGCTGGAATGAGATTCGAACCGAGTTCCGCAAAAAGTACCGATCAATCCCGAAAGAGAGGCAAAAAACATTCCTTATATTTCTAAATCGCGAGTATTTGATTCCAACGGCAGAGCTGGAAGTCATTACGGGGTTAAAGGATTATCAGATAAAGTACATTCTATACAAAGATGGAGGACCAATTGATGAGGAAGGAAACTGAAACGATTCGTCCTAAATATTACCTTGATAAAAGAGGCCACGACCTGTTCTGGCATTTTGAACACGGTTATTATCCGGCGGTGGTTGCCATTAGCTTCTGTTATCTCAACATGTTGAAGTACGAGAAGCGTGCAGGCCGGAAAACCAAAGATCCAAGCGAAGACCTGAAAAAGGCGAGAACTTATTATGATGAGTACGTAAAGCTGCTGGGAAAACGCGAAAATGGTGAGATTCACGATCAGGGATTAGAGCGAGTGTTAGATTGCTCAGACATGAAGGCGCGCACGGGGACCTACCTCAAACGTCTGGATCGGATCGAAGAAGACATTAAGAGTGGGAGAGCGAAATTATGACTTACGAAGAATTGAAGAATCAGAAGAATTTTGATGTCAACTTGCACTACTCAATTAATGAGGTAGCTATCTTAGCACAATCCCTTGACACCTTTGGCAGTGTTGAACCGATCGTGACCATCAGTAAGGTGGAACCGTTTAACTACCACCCCCGTGATTACCGGGACACAGCATTAGAATTAGAGGACTGGCAAGAAGCAGTCAAATTAGCTCAAGAATTGGCGATGACGCCACTTGATAAGCGGGGTGAGGCAATTGATTATGACTGGGTTAAAATGGCTAAGAGAGCGCTACAATTGATTCTAGGGAGGGGTTAGATTTTGAAAGACTTTATCGAGTGGATTCTGGCCGTCCTAGTGGCGTTATTTATTACTAATGGCTTAGCGTGGCTGTTAGTCGGAATCCCGGTTTGGCGATGGTGATGTGAGGAGGACGAATTGTGGAATTACTACCAGACTACGATGAAGAGCAAACGGCGCAAGCGGTGGCAGACTTCTTCCTGAAGGACGACAGTCGCCATCCTCACAATTACCAGCGGATTCTGAACCAGTACATTGCATTGCGGTCAATAAGTTCACCAGTTGGCGACGTGACCGGCGTGCACGGTTCATTAAGTAATCACACGGAAGAAAAGTGGATCAATGGGGTGATCTACAAGCGGGCGATAGAGTGCGTGGATTGCGCAATCGAACACTGTTCGGCACAATCGAAAGTCATCCTGACACACAGGTTTAAAGATGGTGAGTTGCAATGGCAAGCAAAGCAAGCAGCACATATTGGTGGCAATGATCAGTATCCTATTGCTGAACGGCGTGCATGTCGTGAGTTTGCCGACATTATCCAGAAGTATCGCGTCCTTTATGGTGTGGAAGAGTTGATTCCCGATATGCTAGTGATGGAAAATTAAATGATTGCGAACTTATCGGAATTTCCGAACAGTTGAATCCGGGTTGATCCCTGATATGTTAGTGACAAGAAATTAAAACCGGAAAAAGTCCGGAAGAAATTCGGAAACCACCCGGGTAGATCCGTGCAATAATGTGTAATGTGGACGAGTTGGATAGATGCTGACTTGCCCACCAGCTTACACGTTTCTTCCCCAGTGATGTGTGACCTCCTTAAAGAATAATTACGTACACCGCAACGCCTGGCGGCACCGGAGAGGTTCGATTCCTCTGGTTGCGGATCGAGCTAACGTCCACCGGGTGGGCACTGATTTTTTACAACGTTTCTCAGCGCATGAAGGCGGTTCGACTCCGCCTCTTAGCTCATAAGGATAGCAATATAAAAAGGAGGTGATAAACCTCCCTTACCGATTAGCTATCTTTATCTGGCGCGTGGTCAGCTCCCGATTCTTAACAATGGATGCGATCAAAATTTACATTGGGAGTGCTGGTTCGATTCCAGCTCGCCAGGTTGACCGCGATGACAATAAACTACGTGTCATTCGCAAAAGTTTTCGCCGCTGGTTTATCCGGCGGTTTTTTATATACATGATGAGTTATGCAGAAAGGATTGTGAACGTGAGCGTAAAACTATTCAATGGTGACTGCCTAGAACTACTAAATCAAGTAAAGGACGAATCCATTGATTTAGTTTTGGCGGATCTTCCTTTTGGAATGACAGCGAATAAATGGGATTCAGTTATTCCTTTAGCTCCATTATTTGAACAGTACCAACGGATTATTAAACTACATGGTGCTGTTCTTTTATTTGGTATGGGTAAGTTTGGTGCTAACTTAATTGTCAACGCACCGAAAAAGATGCCGTATCGCTATGACTGGATATGGCAGAAGACGTTACCAGCTGGTTTTCTTTCGAGTCACCGTATGCCGCTTCGGGCCCATGAGAACATTTACGTTTTCTATAAACACTTGCCAACGTATCATCCACAGATGCGCACGGGTTTTAAACCGTATAAAAAAACGGTAGGGGCCAACTATGGTAAAACAAGTGGCAACTATACACCACGTCAATCAGTAGGAGAACGTTTTCCAATTGATGTGCTTGAATTTAGCAACGCCGATAATAATAATAAAAAGCACCCAACGCAAAAGCCGGTAGATCTGTTGCAATACCTGATTAAGACTTATACCGATGAAGGTATGACTGTACTAGATAACACGATGGGTAGTGGATCAACCGGTGTGGCGGCGGTTAGCCTTAACCGCAATTTTATTGGTATGGAACTAGGCGATGACTATTTCAAGGTAGCAAAAGAACGTATAGAAAAAGCTGACAGGTCAACGCTTGCTGGCTTTTAAAGTACATAATTAAGTGAGGAGGCTAGATACAATGCCACGAGTAAGACGATGCCGACAGCCTGGCTGTCATGTGATGGTTAAGCTACCGGATCATTACTGTGCTAAACATTATGAGCACGAGGCTGAGTATCTAGCATCCAGGCAGAAGTGGACACGGTCAGGCGATCGAACCACGACGCACAAGTACAACACGGTCACTAGGTATCGCACATACGATAAGCAAGAACAGTATCGGTTCTATCGTGGCAAGCAATGGCAGTCATTACGACAGTTAGTATTGGATCGTGATCATTACGTCTGTCAATACTGTGGACGACCGAACAGCAACACGGTAGATCACATAAGACCCGTAGAAGCTTTCCCTGATGATAAAGATAATATAAAGAACCTCGCAACGATATGTAGGAAGTGCCACTACAAGAAGACTGAGTTTGAACAGAAGTATTATGGATGTGGGCAAGGAAATACATTGACTGGTGCAAAACCAATAGACAGCATCAATGAACTCGCTTTGATTATGAGGAGAAGCTGATTATGGAACGATGGAAATGCATAGATGGATACGAGGGATTATATGAAGTTAGTTCTTATGGAAGAGTTAGAAGCTTAGATAGATTTGACAAGCTTGGAAGAATAACATGGGGAAGAGTTTTATCGCCAACTAATAATGGGCATGGATACTATACTGTTCAGCTTTCCAATAAAGGTATTAATAAACGCTATTATATACATCGACTAGTTGCCGAAGCGTTTATTAAAAACTACAGCAAGCTAAATGAAATAAACCACAAAGATGAAAACACGTTCAACAACAACGTTTCTAATCTTGAATGGTGTTCAAGAAAATATAATGTTAATTACGGGAATCACAATACAAAGCTGTCGCATGCTAAAGGAACTTTGTTTAGAGTGATCAACAATGTCACTCACGAAGTTAACACGTTCTATTCAAAAGACACTGCAGCTTCAACGCTGCACATCGGTAGAGACAAGGTAGCAAAAGGCTTGAAAGACGGAAGCATAAGTTATTCTTTTAGGGGAAATAATCTTAGCTTTTCATTTGAAACGGTATAAGAAAATCGTCCCGTTTTTGAAACGACAGCGAAAACGTTGATGTGACGGGCTTTGCGGCGTAAAAAAATGAAACACCCCCCCGCCCATCGCCAAAAACGGGAGAGCGCACACATTGCCGTCGTCTTAAACGGAAACGTTATTTTTAAAAATTTAACCGAGGGGGCTTCAAAAGCCGGAAAGGAGGCGCCAAAAATGGCCCAAAGGACGTTTTACAAGCAAAATGATGGGCAACTTGGTGCCAAACCACCGGTGCATTTGAGCAAATTGGCTGGTGAAACTTGGCGAAAGATCGTTCCGTTTTTGATTGACACGGGTAGAGTTGAACGGATCGATACCTCGCTAGTCGAAATGTACTGCGCGCAATATGACATTTATCGTCAAGCTTATGCTGATGTGCGAGAGCATGGTGTGCAAACGCCAATTTACAAGACCGTCCAGAATCAAATGGGTGACAAGATCGGTACTGACTTTGTGGGCTTTAAGAAAAATCCAGCCGTTGCCACCATGAAAGACGCTACCAACCAGCTAACGTCGATTGGTGTGCAACTAGGTTTGTCACCGAAAGGACGGGCACAATTAATGTCAATCGCCGCGCCTGAAAAAGAAGAGTCTGTGGCTGATGCATTGAAGAGCAGTGGACTGATCTAAGAAAGGAGGAAAGCTAATGGATATTGACTTGTCGCAAACTCATGACGTGTTAGGCGCTTACCATTCAATCGATTTTAACGATATTCGCAACCGCTACAGTGATCCAGGTACTAAATACGCTTTTGACGTGCTTGATGAGCGCGTAATTAGCGGTTATTTGATCAAGCTAGCCGCTTTCCGCCATCTTCGTGATTTGCAACGGCAGGGAACGAAAAGCTTCCCCTTTCACTACGACACGAAGGAAGCAGATAAAATCTTAAAGTTCGCCTCTATCGCTCCTAACGTGGATACTGGTGAACCAACTAAATTAATGGGATGGCAGAAGTTTATCTTTTGCCAGCTTTTTGGTTGGCGTGACAAGCTTGACCACAAGCGCTTTACGCGAGTAGTCTTGTCAGTTTCGCGTGGGCAAGGGAAAACCTACCTTATGGCGATTTACATGTGCTACTCGTTTATGATCGAGTCGCTAGGTTTATCTAACCAGGATTTTCTGGTAACCGCCGAAAATTACGATCAAACTAATAAGCTGTTTGGCTATATCAAGAATATGCTATCTCAAATCACCGACAATCAGAAGGTTTTCAAAGCGCTTGCTAAGGATAGCGACCTGGCCTTGCTTCACAACCTAATCACTATGCGCAAGCCGAACAACAATCTGCGTCCGCTGTCGTTCAATTCTGGCAAGTACGACTCTTACCACTTCACGACGGCGATCTTTGACGAAGTGGGTAATATCCACACGCCGGAAGGCTCAAAAAAGATTGTTTCCGGGCAGGTCAAGAAGCCAAATCATCAGTACATTCAAATTTCAACCTCATATCCTGATCCTTCGGTGCCATTTCACAGCGAACAGAAGATTATCCAAGAGGCAATGGAACAAGACTATGACCGTAAAGCTGACCAGATGTTAGGGCTGATCTGGGCGCAGGACAGTTTGGACGAAACCTACAAGCCGGAAACTTGGTTTAAATCAAACCCTCTGCTCTATTTGGAAGGCCAGAAGGAAGTCCTGATGGCTGGACTTCGCGATAAGCGCGATGCGGACTTGCTTGGTGGGACGATCGATGACTTCCAGAACAAGAATCTGAATCTATGGTTGCAAGAAGCGACGAACTCATACCTCAAACTGGACGACGTCGAACGAGCTGTTAAGGACGATTTCGATTATTATGGCCGTCAAGTTTATATTGGCTTCGACTACTCCATGTTTAGCGACAATACCGGCGTCGCTTTCGTATTTCCTTACCAAGACGCTGATGGCACGCCTAAATGGCACATTAAACAGCATTCCTTCATCCCTTTTAACAAGGCGGGGTCGATTGAAGCGAAGGAAAAGCAGGACGGAATTGATTATCGAAGCTTAGCTAAGAAAGGCTACTGCACGATCACCAGTCACCCGCAAGGCCTGATTAACGACGACCAGGTTTACCAATGGATTCTTGATTTCGTGCACGACAACGATTTGAAGGTCATCTTCTTTGGATACGATGCGTGGGGTGCAACGGTGGCTATCAAACAGATGGAAATTAACACTGAGTGGCCGTTAAACCCGATCAGACAGCGGACGAGTGAGCTCAAAGACCCGACCAAGTTCCTGCAAACCGGACTGATTGAATCCACGATCACGCGTGACGATGATCCGATCATGGAAAAGGCACTACTTAATGCTGAAATTGTGGAAGACAAGATTGGAATCCAAGTTGATAAGGCAAAGGCTACTCTCAAAATTGACGTGGTCGATGCGATCATTGATGCATTCTATCAAGGGATGTACCACTTTGAAGATTTTGGGATTGTCAACGACAAGAGCAAACAAGTTGATTTGATGACACAAGAACAGGTAAAACAATGGTTTGATGAACAGTTAGGAGGCGGCTAAATGATTGGTAAATTACTGTGGAAATGGATTGATGTAATCCTTTTTGTTGTTGCGATTGGAACATTTGTGTATGGTTTCTTTTTGCTCAATTACATTGCAGGAATTTTTAGCATTGGCGTGTCCCTAATCATTTTGGGCCTTCTCTCTGAGCTAATTTCAAGGCAGGAAGGGAGGTGATTGAGTAATGCCAATTTTTAATTCAGGTGGTAAGTCACAAACCGGTCTTACGATTGCTGATGACGATAGCATTATCGATTTTCTTAATCCGGGCAACGCTAAGTATGTGGACGCCAGAACGGCACTCCATAACAGCGATATTTACTCCGTGATCTTTCAGCTATCCTCTGACCTTGCTAACGGCCAATTAGTGGCTGACAGCTCACGCACTCAGAACATGCTTGACAATCCCACTGTAACTGCTAACGCGCACGCTTTTTGGCAGTCAATGTTTGCTCAATTGCTGTTGAGCGGTGAAGCCTTCGCCTACCGATGGCGTAATCAGAATGGGATCGATTCATCGTGGGAATACCTCAGGCCGTCTCAAGTCACACCGTTTCTATTGGAAGACGGCTCTGGTCTGATTTACAACGCAACCTTTGATGAACCAGAAATTGGGGTAATTGAGGCTATCCCTCAATCGGATATGATCCACTTACGGCTGATGAGTCGAAACGGTGGCAAGACTGGGATCAGTCCGCTAACCGCATTAGCTAGCGAGCTGTCAATCCATGATGCCTCTAATAAGCTCACAATGACCGCACTGGCTCGTTCCATCATGGCGCCAGGTATTTTATCGATTACCAAAGGTGGGCTGTTAGACAGCAAGCAGAAGGCCGCTAGAAGCTCGCAATTTATGAAGCAGATGGGCGACAGCAACTCCGGGCCGATCGTGCTTGATGACTTGGAAACCTACACACCTCTCGAAGTGCAGGGCAACGTTGCTCAATTGCTTAATCAGGCAACATGGACTGGTGCACAAATCGCTAAGGTTTATGGCGTGTCAGATTCAATCATCAACGGACAGGGTGACCAGCAGTCATCGCTAGACATGATCGGAAACGACTATATCAAAGCACTTACCCGTTACAGTAATGCAATTACAAGCGAATTAACCAATAAATTAGCCGGTAATATCACACTTGACCTCAGACCGGTTGTCGACCCAGCAGGGGATGGTTATGCTAATACGATCTCATCCCTCGCCAAGAATGGGACAATCGATGGCAGCCAAGCTGTGTGGTTGCTGACCAAGTCGGGCTATTTACCAGAAGATATGCCCGAGAGTACTCCGGCGAATGATCCGCCGGAATTAGACCCGAAAGGAGGTGACTAATAGTGGGAGTAGTTAACATTAAAGGCGACATCGTTGATAACTCAACAGCTCAATTTTATGAATATTTTGGGATGGACGCAGTTTCACCATCGGGGGTTAGCCAACAATTAGCTGACGGAGATGATGAGATCGAGGTTAACATCGCATCTAATGGTGGTGACCTCTTTGCAGCATCTGAAATCTACACGATGCTTAAAAGCGATCCGCGCAATGTCACGGTTAACATTCAGGGATTAGCAGCAAGTTCAGCAAGTATTATTGCAATGGCTGGCGACGAAATCAATATTGCACCAACGGCACAAATGATGATCCATCAAGTGTGGTCTAACACGCAAGGCAATGCTGACGATATGCGAACGAGTGCTGATTCACTTGATTCAGCCGATCAGGCAGTTGTTAATGCATATGAAGCAAAGACTGGCCTTGATCGTGATTCAATCCTATCGATGATGCAACAGGAAACCTGGATGGACGCTCAAGAAGCAGTCGACAAGGGTTTTGCGGACAAGATTATGTTTGTGGATGAGAAACAACCACAACTGGTTAATGCAACTCACACGATCCCTAATCATGAAGCGATTAATAAGTTCTTGACGATGATGGCTAAGTCTAGTGTGGATAAGCCTAAGCCAGCGGAAACAAAGGCAGATAGCAAACCAACTTTACGTGAACAGAAGTTGGCTTTTTTGTTTGGAAAGGAGACATCTAATGAAGATTAATGAATTAAACGATGCCTGGATTGAATCAGGCCAAAAGGTGAGCGACCTAAATGATCGCATGAACGTTGCACTGAATGATGATGCAGTCAATATGGACGACTACAAGGCTCTGAAGGCTCAACGTGACACTGAAAAGGAACGTCGAGATGCCTTGAAGGATCAGCTGGAAGAAGCACGAGCAATGGAAGTCCTCAACATGAAGGAAAACGACAAGAAGCCTCTCACTCAAAAGGAGGAAAGTTTGAAGGACAAGTTTGTCTCTGACTTCAAGGCGCTTGTTCGTGGGCAATATAACGCCGTAACCTCAATCACTACTGATGCAGCAGGTAACGCCGGGCTAACGATCCCACAAGATATTCAAACGACTATCCACACGCTGGTTCGCCAATATGCTACTTTGCAAAACCTGGTGAATGTTGAAAGCGTCGGTACCTCTACTGGTTCACGGGTTTACGAGAAGTGGGTGGACATCAAGCCATTAGCTGATCTGGACGACGAAACTGCTACGATCGGTAACAACGATGATCCACAACTTACGATCATCAAGTACACGATTCACCGTTATGCTGGGATCACGACCATCACTAACACGTTGCTCAAGGACACTGCTGAAAACATTTTGGGCTGGTTATCTACTTGGATTTCACATAAGGTTGCTGTTACTCGCAACCAACAGATTCTTGCTGTGCTTAATACCGCAACCAAGAAGCCAACGCTGGCTAAGTTTGACGACATTAAGGACATGACCCTGACTGGGTTGGACCCAGCAATCTTAGCTACTTCGTCCTTCGTGACTAACGCATCCGGTTTCGCCGTTTTGGCTAAAGTTAAGAATGCGATGGGTAACTACCTGATTCAACGCGACGTAACTCAACCTGAACAATACCTAATTGAAGGCAAGCCAGTAACGGTCGTTGCAGACCGCTGGTTACCAGATGTTTCTGGTTCCCATCCGCTTTACTTCGGTGACTTCAAGCAAGCTGTCACGCTTTTCGACCGTGAAAACATGAGCCTGCTTTCGACTAACATTGGTGGTGGTGCATTTGAAACTGACGCAACCAAGATCCGTGTTATTGATCGCTTCGACGTTGAAGAGGCTGACGGGGACGCCTACATGGTTGGTTCCTTCACCAAGATTGCTGATCAACCAGCTAACTTCGCCGCTTCCGCACCTTCTGCAGGCTAGAAAGCTGGTGATCTGATTGGCGGTAACGATTGATGATTTAAAGGCCGTGCTATATCTAGATGGTAACGATGAGGACGCTCTACTCCAGTCGTATATCGACGCCGCCGATCAGTTTGTTATCGGTGCAGTTGGCGATGATGTATCTAACTTCTGGAGTGATAGCAAGACGGTTGCACTTTATGACCTAGCGGTTAAGTCTTTGGCGGCAACGTACTACCAATACCGATTAAGCATGGCCGATACTCAGGTCTATCAAATTGGCATGACGGTTAACAGCATCTTGGGTCAATTGCGTGGACGTTACGCGCAAGCAAAGGAGGCACAAGATGAAGCTAGCGATTAGTCGATTGAATAAGATTGTAGAATTTGGTAAGCCACATACTACACAAACACGGACCATTGAGGGGTCAAAAACAGAATTTAATGTGGTCAAAACGCTACATTGTGCAATCTATCAGCGGACATTAGCGCAACAGTATCAACTGATCGGGACTGAATTGGCGAACACGATTGTGATTGCTGTTCGGTCGCAAGCGAAAGTCGACGATGCTTTGCAAGTACGTTTTAAAGATGATACGCAAACCTACCGGATCGTAAATATTTCACGGGATGAGAGTCATAATTATCCACGTTATGATCTCATCACACTCTCTAAGATCACGAAAGCGGGGTGATTGAATGGGCTTTGAGAATATGATGGCCGATTTGTCTAACATTGGTGATAAGGTGATTCCAGACACCACTACTAAGCGGAAGATGACCGGAGCAGGCGCGAAGGTGCTTGCTGAAAAGCTCAAGGAGGCCACTCCACGCACCAAGCACAACGACGTCAAGTATGGTCACTTGCAAGACAACGTGACCTATCAAGACACCGATATTGACGGCGAAGAAAACGGTTCGTCAACGGTTGGCTATGGTAAGAAGGCTTATATTGCTCGTTTCCTTAACGACGGAACGGTCAAGATGCCGGCCACTCACTTCGTGGATAATGTTCGCCGTGAATCATCTGACGAGGTTTTTAAAGCTCAGCGTGAGGCTTACGACAAGCTGATGAGAGGTGACCGGTAATGGATCTTCCATCAGTGCAAGCGTTCGATTTGATTGAGGGTAAATTTGACTGGATTGATGAGATTTACCTTGAATCACTCCCAGAAGAAGAAACCGATTTAACAGATAAAACCGTCTGTCTAATTACTGAGTGGATCAACGAACCAACGGGTTATGCTAATCGCACCTTTAAGCAATGGTCGATCGGTGTGGAAGTTCAGATTTTCTATAAGAAAGATGCAAGCATCTCTTCGATTGACAATGAAATTGCACTTGCTGATCAGTTCAAACAGGATGATTGGACGATTGAACAATCCAAAAACCATATCAAAGACCCCGATACCGGACAGGTAACGAAGGTCTTTTATTTTGCAAAAGATTTAACTATAGAAAGGAATGAAGTAGATGGCTAAAGCAGGAACATCCAGTTTTGGTATCGACTACGTGATCTTTGGGATCACGGATGACGAAGGTGAGCTAATTGCAAGCGATAGCGGGGTTTCAAGCACCGGTATCGTGCTGGTTGACGGGGATGGGCAAGGTGCCACAACCGCTAACGTTACTAACATTGAAGCGGCAGGGACGGAACAATACGCTAACAATCAAGTTAAGCGGATTGCACATGGTTTATCTCGGCCTCAAGTGGCGTTAACCATGCTGGATCTGGACCTCGAATTATCTAATAAGTTGCTTGGCTACGACATGGATAAGACTGGTGGTGCTGTGCTGCGAAACGGTACTAAGCCCAATGTGGCAATGCTGATTGCATCGCATGATTTCAATAACAACTATCACTACTTAGGTTTTGCTAACGGTGAAATGATTGAAGCGGCGATGAACCACGGGACTAACAACGCCAATGAAACGGACGCTAACGCAACGTTCACTTACCAAGCATTGGCACCGATTCCGGATGGAACTTTCGCTGACGCAAATGGAAGTTCACAACCAATGAAGATTTGGAACTCTGGACTGACTGGCTTTGATTCGGCTACTATGCTCAAGGAAGTGTTTGGCGGATATGCTGGCACGGATATCGTTAAGTCCCACGCAACGTCTAGCACGGGTACGTCAAGCACCACGCCGGCAACTGGTACTGGAGCTCAATAATAACAACAATAATCGCCTACAAAATACACAGTAAGGGAAACCTGGCGGTTTTTAGCAAGGAGAAACCATGTTAAAAATCAAACTGAATTTGTTGAAAATTAAGCGCACTATCTCGATTAAGGGTGGCGCTTCTAATGTCGTTAAGATTGCTAATTTATCAAAGTTTGCCAATAATGTAGCTCTCAATCAACTGAAACTTGCAGATGTAAACCCTGACGACACCACAACGTTGATCAACGTGTCAAACGCAATGATCGATTCCCAAGATGCCTTTATCAGCAAGGTTGAAAAATCATTAAGTGAAGTTTTCCATCTTAGCAAGAAGGACATGGAAAGGGTTATGGATGAAGTGTCTGTACCGGATCTAATGGCGTTTGTTAACTATGTATACGGCCGAATGAATGGAGCTACTGACGAGGATTTTGAGCAAGCCCCAAAAGGCTAGCGACGATTGAAGAACTCAATCGTTCTAATTTTGAGTTAGATAATCAGATCGAAGACATTAACTACCTCAAGAAGGAGCTCTTACAGTTAGGTGTAATGCCAAGTCAAGTCGATCAGGAAGACATGATTGATCTATTAACGGTCTTACATGCAAAACCACAAGAAGAACGTCGGCAATCTGTGGAAGACGCCTTTGCTTCGATGCAAAAAATTATGAAAGGAGGTTAAAAAATGGCGAAAGTCCAAAATGAAATGGCGACCCGGATCACGATTGATACAGTTGAGGCAGCTAATTCCATGCAAGCCTTACGCCAAGCGATTTCAGCTAACACGAATTCCTGGAAAGCAATGGAAACCTCCCTTAAATCGGCTGGTGATTATCAAGGAGCGGCGGCTGAACGGGTTAAAGGCTTAACTCAGTCTATTGAGTTGCAAAAGCAACGGATTAGTGAGCTAAGGGAACGCCAACAAGGACTAGACCAATCAACGCAACAAGGAGCTCAACAATTCGTTAAGCTTGAGAATCGGATTAGCCAAGCTAACAAGCAAATGGCTAGTTATGAGGCACAATTAATCCGGGCGAAGTCTAACAGCGAGTACTACGCTGGCGGGTTGGCAAACTTACAGCGCCAATATCAGCTCAATGCATCAGCTTCTCAATCTTATATAGCTAGGCTTGAAGCTGAAGGACAGACCAATAAAGCTCAGGAAGAACGTTTAAAGTCGTTACGATCGAGTTACAAGAACCTGCAAGAACAGCAGAAGACACAGGAAGCAGAGCTTGAGAGGATTGCCGAAACTTCAGGGAAAACAAGTGAAGCCTACAAAATTCAACAAACCCGTTTGAATGAAACGGCAACATCAGCCGCTAAAACCAAAGCTGAATTCACTCAACTTGATTCCAGCTTGAATCCAAACCGATTTACACGGTTTCGGCAAGGCCTTGGTCAGCTGACCAACGGGTTTAGCAAGAGCAAAGAGGCAGCTCTCTCGTGGAAAGGCGTCTTTGGTGCTAACCTAATCTCTAACGCCGTAACAGCCGGTATTTCCACGCTGACCACGCAAATGCAAGGCACAATCAAGACCGGCCTTGAGGTTGCTAAAACAGCTAGTGCTATTAAGGCACGTTGGCAAAACATCGGGGTTAGTGCTAACGGTATTAAGCAGTTAACGGCGACGATGTCAGACGTTAAAACTAACACCAACATGGGGGCTGAGGCGGTTAACAAACTGCAAACTCAACTCTATGGCTTAACCGGGTCAGTTTCCAAGACCAATACATTAACCAAAGGGGTTGCATCGTTATCTGACCAACTCAAGCTTAGTCAAGCGCAAGCAGAAGGCTTTGCTGGCGGCCTTACTCGGATTGAAAACGCTGGTACGGTCACGTCTGGTACGTTTGGCCGGTTAACTAAGCAAGCTCCTGGTTTAGCATCAGCAATGGCTAAGTCAGCCGGGATGTCGGAAAAGCAATTTATGGAATTGGTCCAGTCCGGTAAGATGACTAGTGATCAGTTTAATGGCATCTTAGCTAAGGCAAGTAAAAACTACGACAAGAATGCTAAGGCGTTTAGCCAAACCTCCGGTGGTGCTGCTAAGGTTCTCCAAGAGAACTGGAAGACAACCCAAGCTAAACTGGCCGAACCGCTAGTTAAAGTGCAGGCTACTGGCCTTAACGAGCTAAACAAAGCGCTTAATAATAAAGATACTCAACGTGGGATTCAACAGATTGGATCAGCGATTGCGACATTAGCGGTTAACTTAGCTAAGATGTTGGCTACTCTCGCCAAAAATCAAGGGGCTGTAAAGGCCTTTGTAGGTGTTGTTGGTGGTTTGGTTATATTCACGAAAGTTGTTGGGTGGATCAAAAGTTTTGTGACGGCTATTAAGCTTACAGGGACTGCATTAAAAGTATTAAGTGGGGCATTAGGTCCGGCTGGATGGATCATACTTGGTATAACAGCGGTAATTGCTGGATTAACGGCGCTTTACAAGCACAACAAAAAATTCCGGGATTTCATCAATGGAATAGCTTCTGCTACAAAAAATGGGCTTAAAAATGTTGGCAAATTCTTCTCAAATACGTGGAAAAGTGTCACTAAGGGGCTATCCAGTTTCTGGAGTTCAACTAAAAAAAGCTTCTCCAATGGCTGGAATAATCTTAGCCGAGCAACTAAGAGTGGAAGCAATTCTGTTGCAAAATGGTGGGATCAAACTTCAACACAAACGACACGTGTAGCTCAAAACATGTTCCGCCAGCATAAAAAGACTTTTGAAAGTGGCTATAAGGTAATTCAAGACCGGACCAATACCTGGAAAGATTTCGTCTCTGGTCGATGGGATCGTCTAGGAGATGATACCAAAAAGACCGCTCAAGATATGGGTAATTTCCAAAAGAGGATTTTTGGCGATCTATACGACTGGCTTAATAAAATAACCGGTGGTCGGTTGGGCGATATGCTAAAAGTGTGGAAGGATAAGCTTGGCTCTATTAAGGACGCAGTTAGTGACGCCCGTGACGCAATTCATAAGCACTTTGTTGACTTGGTCCGAGGGATCATTTCACCTTTTAACTCAATGCTTGATGGCCTACGAAAAGGGATCAACTGGATTCTTGAGAAGGTTGGTGCCTCTGGTATTAGCGGTTCATGGTCAGTCCCAATGCCAAGCTATGCTAACGGGACTAACGACACTCATCCAGGCGGCTTGGCAATGGTTAATGATGGCAATACTGGTCACTACCGGGAAATGTACCGCTTGCCAAATGGTCAAATCGGGATGTTTCCAGCCACTCGGAACATGATTGTTCCATTGCCAAAAGGAACCTCAATCTTAGATGGTGACAGTTCCTATCGACTAGCTCGTATCCTAGGCCAAACACCGCACTATGCTGACGGAATCGGCTCATTTTTCAGTGGGCTATTTAATAAAGGCAAGGATATCCTCGAAGACGTGGATAAAATTCTTGCACACCCAATTCAATTCGCGGAAGACGTTTTCAAAAAATTTGTCAATATCAAGACGCCAGTTAAGTTTGCTCAAGATCTAATTGAAAACATCCCAAGTTACGTTGCTAAGCAAATGGGTAACTGGATTAAAAAACAGTTTGAGGAATTATCTAATCCTAGCGGTGCAGGCGTTGAACGGTGGCGCTCATACGTTAAACGGGCGTTAGCGGCTTTGAAATTATCCACGAGCACCGCCATGATTGACAAGGTTCTCCGCCAGATCCAGACGGAATCCGGCGGTAACCCTAACGCTCGACAACCGGGATCAGATCCAGACGGTGACGGTTCAGGGCCAGCGTTGGGCCTTATGCAGACTAAGCGATCAACATTTAATGCTTACGCTTTGCCGGGCCATAAAAACCTGTGGAATGGATACGACAACTTACTAGCCGGGTTAAATTATGCCCGCAAGCGTTATGGCGATAGCTTGTCCTTCTTAGGCCAAGGACATGGATATGCCAATGGTGGTTTAATCTCAAACCATGGCGTTTATGAAATTGCTGAAAACAATCTACCTGAGTACGTCATCCCTACTGATATCAACAAGCGAAGCCGGGCAAATCAGTTACTAGGTGAAGTGATCGCTCAGTTTAGCTCTGAGAGTAAAGCGATGGGCAATCCCCTTACTGAGTCGTCATTTGTTTCGTCTGAGAGCGAAATAAAAACGCTCAATTCTAAGTTTGACCGGCTACTTTCGCTGGTTACTGAATTGATCGGCGTTAATAATGATCAAGTCAAAGCAATCCAAGATCAGGGTAGCCTGGACATGCAACAAGTCTATCGTAAACAAGCGCGTGATATGCGCATGCGTCAAACCGGGTTAGGAGGTGCATAAATGAGCGAACCATACATTAAGCTAAAAATCGGTAGTAGCGATGAATTTAGTCTGACTGATAAAATCGGCGGTCTGCGCTATCTGGGCCAAGATACGGCTAGCTCATCTCCGCAATTTACTAACACTTACCAAGATCTTTCCGGTGTGGATGGGTCTTTTTTCGTGGCTCAATCCTTCGCCAAACGATCGATCGCCGAAAAGTTCTGGCTACATTTTAATAGCTACCAAGATTTTATCCTGGCTAAGCAGGAGCTTTACCACATTTTTGGCACACGGCAACCGGTACGAGTTCGTACAGACATCTACCCGCTGATCGTTTACTACGGTTACGTGACGGCGTTTGATATTGCACCGCTTGCTAACGGTAGCCACGATGCTAACTTTAGCATCACCTTTGACGTGCCGGATGGCTATCGGTACTCACTCTATGCTAGTGACGAGTTAGCCGACGCTCACAAGGACGACGGCTGGGAATTCGGAATGAACCTTCCGGAGAACGTTTTGCCGGCTTATGAGGTATCAGGCAACAGCTTCAGGATTTACAATGCTAGCGACATTGCGGTTGATCCGTACTATCAGAAGCACACACTTAAAATCTCAATGACCTACTCCGGCACGAACATGACGCTCACGAATACCACTAATGGGACTTCCTGGTCGTATAAGCAAAGTACTAGTGGTAAGCAGCTAATTCTTGATGGGCTGAACGCCTACCTGGACAACACCAATGTGAATGCTAATTCGGACTATGGTTCAATTCGTCTTGATACGGGATGGAACGACTTTACCGTCGATGGAGCAGGCGGTTTTAATGCAACGTTCTCGTTTCCATTCATCTACATCTCATGACAGCATTAGTGGTTAGACAAGGCACCGTATGGCCGAAAAATGCTCCAACTAAAACAGCCATACTCCAGTCCGCTTTGCCAGACTCGATCACGATTCAGTGGGAGGTAAATAATACCTACCAAGCGCAATTCACGGCGTGGGATGACGGATCGGAAGCCTTTAGCATGTTAGCCGTGCAAAACTCCGTGCTGATTGATGGTGATTGGTTTGTCATTAAACAACTGCAACCCGATTATACCGGCGGAGTCAACACGGTGGAGGTAACATGTAATCACCTCTACCTTGACTGGGCCAGCCGTAATTTTTCTTACTACGGTAACACCATGAAATGGACAATGAATGGACAGGTTTACAACCCTAACGCTAGTGAAGGCCTGACCAAAGCGGAAGTAGAAGCTAAAGGCGATACTAACGATGATTCGTCCACCGATAGCACTGACATCACACAAAGCTTGGATCCCAAAGGCGTGATCGAGCACTTCATTAGCCCACAAGCTAATATCACTTTTAGCTATCATGGCGATTTCAGCCAGCAAAATATCGTGGTTAACCAAGACCTCAGCTTCACAGACGTGCTGTCACTCATCACTAGCACCTGGACAACCGCGGTAATCTTTCCAAAAGGCCTAGACATCGGTATTTACACAAGCGATGCCTTTTACCAAAATCATGGTACTCGAGTGGACTACCTCCACGACACGCCCCAAATGCAATTAGCTTATGACACAACTTCGATCACCAATGGTGCCCGTTTGATTGGGCCGACTGCGACTGAGGACGTCACTACGACTACCACGACGACTGAAACGGTTAACACTGGTAGCCGGGCTAGTGAAGTAATTGCCTTTGCGGAAAAACAGGTTGGTTACCCCTATGTATGGGGTGGCCCACGAGGAGTTGACTATGTTGGGGGCACTGATTGCTCAGGATTAACATCCAACATTTATAAGCATTTTGGGATCACAATCGGGTTGACAACCTACACGCAGTGCAATGATGGGACAAGGATCGGACGAAGCGAAGTACAGACGGGGGACTTAGGATTCTATAACCCTGGCCCACATCACGTGGTTATGGCTCTGGACAACAACCGGGCCATTCAGCAACCACAACCCGGCCAGAAATGTAATATCTTCAATATCAATTCGTACGAGCCGGACTATTGGATTCGTAACTCGCAAATGGCGGCGCTCGTCGGCACGCCAACAACATCAACGGAAAACGAAACGGAAAACAACACGACGTCGATTTCTTACTCATACTTTACGCCATTCTGGTATCAGAACCAGACCAGCGTTGATCGTTGGGGGTTATTTGCGACTAGCGATATGACCCTGAGCACGGCACAGACGGTAGACGACGCTAAAAAGGAGGCTGATAGTAATTTCAACCTCAACCCGACGTTTTCACTCATTGCCACTTTTGAAAGTGGCGAAAAGATAGTACCTGGCGACGTCGCTCACGTCACGATCAAGAGCATCGGTTACTCAACCGACCTCAAACTGGTCGGCTATCAAATTTATCCGTACTCTAAATCACAACAGCCAACTGGGGCCTACAATTCAAACCCCACCAATATTTTGGACTATCAGTCCGCAATTAATAATCGCTTAGATGGGTCAGTGAAGTCACTGACCAGCCAGTTGAAAGCAACTGCAGTCAACCGAGAATGGATTACCCGCAAAGCTGAAGAAAGGAGGGATGACGGTGGCGAAGAAAACGTTACTTGATAACATCATTGAATCGATCAAAGATGTTGACGGCCGGCTGATCAAACAGTCGGGCACGACTAAGCAAATGATCTCTGACCTCAATTACAAGGTCGTCGCTCCGGCTAAAAGCGCCGCCGACAGTGCTCAAAGCGCTGCTGACGCCGCTGTCGCAAGCGCACAAGTGACAAGTGACGCCGTGAGTGCGATTGCTAGTGCAACGGCAGAAGCAAAGCAAGGTGCTAACGAAGCGATGAGCAGAGCTAAGAGCGCGTGGGACGTAGCAACCGGCGCTAAAGAAGCCGTGACCGACTTTGACCCGCTCCTCAAGCAAGCACAGTCAGATGCTAAGGCGGCCGGCAGTAGTGCGGCAGTACTAAGGGCTGACATGGATAAGGTGACGTCGCTAGTCAACGACCCTAAAACTGGTTTGAACGCGACTTACCAAACAGCAGCCGGCAACGCAACCACGATCAGCAACGTCAAGAGCGACGTTTACCAGCTGGAGACTACCGCTAACGGGTTGACGTCACGCGTGGGCAATCTTGAGAGCAAGACAAACACGCAAGAAACGGAGATCCAACAGAATAAAAATGCGATCACGCTCAAAGCAGATCAGACCGATGTAAACACCTTAAAAGGTAACGTCACGAGCTTACAAGCCGAAGTCACCACGCAAGCCAACGAGATTACAACTAAGGTTACTCAGTCCGACGTGACCGGCATGCTGACCGGCTATGCGACACAAAATTACACTCAATCACTTGTCACACAGAAAGCCAACGATTGGAATCTGAATCTCACCAGCCTAAAAACCGATGTGAACGCGATAAAGACGACCGGTGGTGGGGTCAATCTGCTATGTAACAGTATTGGTAAGTTTCAGCCTAATGAATCAAGAATAGACAACTACATCATTTATGACACTTCAACCGTCTATATGACACAAGGGCAACAATACACAGTTCATGCAAGTGCTAGTAATGGTCTTGTTTGGAGCGGTACACATAATAATAGCGTGGAAAACAATAATGTTGTCTTATGGTTGACTGATAATACAAAGGTTAGTCAGATTATTTCTGATTCTAATACGGGCACCAGGACAACGTTTACATGGAATAATCCAAGTGGCACTTATTACCTCCGCGTCAACACATATAAGTCGGATAACAGTGGTTATGCAGAAAAAGTTATGCTCGAGAAAGGCACGGTAGCCCACGACTGGTCACCCGCGCCAAGTGATATGGCAACGGTAACCAGCGTGACTAACCTGTCGGCAACGGTGGACGGTATCCAGGCACAGGTCTATAACTCAGACGGGACAAGCAAAATCACTCAGCTGTCCAACTTGATTGCGACAAAGGTATCTCAAGGCGACTACAACTCGCAGATCACTCAGTTTCAGAACGACATCAACCTGCGAGTGCAGAAAGGCGACGTGATCAGTCAGATCAACCAAGAGGCCGGCGGAAATACGTTGATCCAGGTAAGTAATGGGAAAGGCTCGTTGGTCCTTGACGCGGCAAACACTGTCATCACAGGGAAAGCGTGGATCCCGGTTGCCTCAATTGCGGACTTAACAGCCGATCAAATCCAAGCTGGCACACTGACGGGTAGCACGGTGCACTTGGGCGATAGCAGTGGCAATACGATTGATTTGGGAGTGCTCGGCACTAACCACGTGGGATTGCACTCGTCAGCCCAAAATGGCGACCAGACCTATATCGACAGCGACGGTATCCACAACTACGGGGCCACGTATGACACTAAAATCAGTCAAGGCATGATCACCACTAACCTCTTGACTGTCAATGGTGGTGGACTAATCGATTTTAGATCAGGTGGATCTGGGGCAACGCTTAGTAATCAAGAGCTTCAGTTCTACAACTCGAACTCGGTTAACGGTGGGCTTAGCTTCTCTGGAAGCGTGCCAATTGCGCCCGTCGCTGATGGAGTCGGTGGAAACGAGTTAAGGATTCGTTATGACCGTTCCTTTGCAGTGACACCCATCAGCGACGATTCGGCCCGCATCTGTGCATCGCCAGCGGTTCTGGAACTGGGTTTCGTACAATCCGGTAGCTCAACGCCAGACCTCAATAACACTGGGCTCTGGGTCCATAGGAACAACCGATACATGAATCTTGGCGTGTGGGAAACTGACAGCACATGGACTCGTATATCAGCAGGCTCGCATAACATCCAAATGCAAGCCAATGACGCTCACGCTGGGTTGTACAACAATAATTTCCACATTTATCGGGATAATGACGGTGGTTCAGCCACTGCCACAGAACTTCAAGTTGACGGCTGGGCGTGGGTCAGAGGCTGGGTTGAAGCAGCTGGACACTCTCAACACTCGGCGCTGTCAACCAAAACGGACATCCAGCCGGTTGATGATGACAAGATGCTTAAGATGGTCAATGATACTGACCTAACAACGTTTTTGTACAAGACGGACGTAGCAAGTGGAGAAACCCACCGCCATATCGGGCTAATCATCGACGACGTGCATGATGTAGCACAGTATCAGGCGCCTCAAGATTTCATCGCCCCCAACGGAGTCAGCCGTGACGATGACAACATGATTGGGGCGTTGTTCGGGGCGGTCAAGGCGCTTACCAAACGAATCAAGGCACTAGAAAGCAAAGCCGGTTAATGCCGGCTTTTTTAATTGGAGGAAACTATGAATATCGATTTACAGAAACTGCAAAACAACTACGCAAGCAAGCTCGGCGTGTTGGAAGCCAATAACACTCTGCAGGAATTGCAGATTGACCAATTGACCGAAGAGAACGCCAATTTGAAGAAGCAACTGGAAGATTTAAAGGCTAAGCAAGCAGATACTGCTAAGGAGGACTAATAAACATGGACATTCAAGTAAACTCATTCACCTACAACGTCAACCTTCAGGATGGCACAATCGAAAGCGCACAAGTTGGGCTTTATGGTCGTGATGAAACATCTGGCGATTACGTCAATGCGCAGATCAAGGTTGAACAATCTGACCTAGCCGAAGGCGCTACCTTTTTAAAGGTTAACCCGGATGACATTGTGACGATTGCCAAAAAGAAGCTGGCGGCTGATACGGCGGTTAAGGACGCAACTACCGCTCAGGCATAAGGAGGCGGACTAGATGACCAAGCTTATCGTGCTTGGCGATTCGATTATGTGGGGAATGACGGGGTTCGGATCTAATCACCCACGAGCCAATCCGACCATTCCCCAAGCGATCGGAAACCAACTGGGGTGGGAAGTTGATAACGAAGCAATTAGCGGTACTAAGTATGCTGATAATCGCGATGGCCAAGACTTTATCCCCCAAGTTAATAAATTTAATTTTAAAGATTATGATGCCGTTTTGCTGGGTTACGGTATTAACGACTTTGACGATCAGCCATACGCCACGATCCCGCAAGTCCAAAGCGCGATGGCGGAAGGAATTGCTAAGATCAAGTCGGATAACTCGGCGATAAAAATCTTTGTGGAGCTTCCCACACCGAGCTTTGTGTATGGCACAACTGATGGAGCAGTTAATGGCGCAGGGATCAGTCAGCGGGCTATGTATGACGCAATCGAGCAACAGGCACAGAACAGCGGGTGCCCAGTCTATGACTGGCGCAGTGACCCACTAATCACATACGACAATCGCAATCAGACGCTTGGCGATGGGCAAATCCACCCGGTGCAAGCAATCCAAACACAAATGGCAAGCCGACTAGCCACATGGATTAAGTCCATCTGGTCGGCAAGCCCATCAACCCCCGTTGATTCAACACCAGTAAGCAAGATTAGTCTGGCAGTGATTAACGACCCGAGCGAACTAAATGACAAGTTTAACGCTAATATGTCAACGATTATCGCCACCGTTTGCCAAATTGCAGGGGTTGAAACCAGCGAAGCGGGATTTACGCCCCAGACATTTGACCTGATAAATCGGGAATTTAGAAATTATTTAATAGACACAATCGCTTTGCTACGCCGGGAAACTATTGAACTGATCGGATCAACGGAAACCGATGATGGCAATGGGAATCTGGTCAGTGTGGAAGCTATGACAGCTCCCACGAGCCTTATTTTCAGCAATTTATTGGCTGGCCTTAACAATGGCTTTAAAGGAGCCGAAACGGCTCTTAACGCAATCTTAGCGACCTTATAAGGAGGTAGAAAATGGCTTACAAGTATGCAAACCGGTATTACACGACCATCGATACAACTTTACCAAGCGATGATACTACGGCGATCCAGGAACTTTCAGGACGTCAAGGAGACAATCTTCGGGTGGCCTATTTACAACTGGCCCAAACATCGGGCGGTGTTCAATCACCTTGGAACCTTTCAGGCTACACGGTTACTCTATCTGGTAAAGACAGTGCTGGTGTGGTTAAGACGACCAACACCGCCACAGTAGTTAACGCCGTTAATGGATTGATTAACCTTTCAATCCCGAGTGCTTTCTATCAAGCGGCAGGAGACTATCAGCGGGCTTTCTTACAGATTCTAAATGGTAGTCAAGTAGTGTCAACTGTAAACGTGGGAATCTCAGTTTACGAGAGTGGTTTGGCAATCACCACTAGCCAATCGGAGACTTACCTCGACAGTGTGTCTAAAGCTGAACAGGCAGCTCTAGCGATGTATGGCCCGCTGACTACCCAAACACAGGCTCTACAGTCGGCTCAAGATAACTTGACGACTGAGATGAAATCCTTGCAAGGAACGATTGATGGAACCGGTGTAGCTAAAGTAGGATCCGACAATACTTTTACTGGTAATAACACTTTTGCTAACATTAGTGCTTCAACCATTACAGCGGATTCAATCGCAGGGAACGCCTGGTCAAAAATTCAAGCGTTGGTTAGCGGATTGGTCAGCGATTCTGGCTTCACGAGTAACGGGATTAACTTTCAAAACGGTGCTAGCGGGAACCTAGTCATGCGCCAAACCCGGATCGGTTCGGTAAACGAAATCACCATTAACGGTGGAATGCAACTCAACGAGTCGCTAGAGCCATGGGGTCCACGCCGGAACGCCTTCCAGCTTCCAGCATTAGCCGGCGCTCAAAACGTCCAAATTTTGAACAACGAACAGCCGGCGGACGGCAACGTCACGCTTTGGTGGGGCTTGAATGGGACTACCTTAACCTTGCAGAACATCAACAATGCTTCACAGATGGGATCAAATGGCAAAGGAATCGGCCAACCTGGTTGGTGGTTCCAAGTTGGCTTAACGCTACGCTGGTAAGGAGGAATTAGATGGCAGACACAGATATTTTAGGTGACAATACCGTTCTTACGCTTGCTTTGCAAGATGATGGCACAGTAGCCGTCAAACAGTCCGACCTAGCTAAGATCTTACCAAAAGTGGATCCTTCAACCGGTGACTGGCTAATTGCTGGCACTGATAGCGGAGTAAAGGCTAAGGCCCCAACCCTGACAGTTAATAATACCACCGGCCATTTGATGATTGATGGCCAAGACAGCGGTGTAAACGTTGTTGGAACGCAAGGGATTCAAGGGCCAAGAGGTGACAGCGCTGTAACTATCAAGGTTGGCTCAGTCACGACTGGCGACTCGCCAACGGTCACCAACTCGGGTACCGCAACCGACCTAACACTTGACTTCGTCCTTCCAAATGCAGTCAACGGTAAGGACGGGGCCACGCCAACCTTTTCAATCGGCACGGTCACGACCGGCTCAACCGCCGCCGTCCAAGACCAAGTGAGTGGCACCACCCACACGCTTAATTTCACGCTCCCCCTGCCAGACATGAGTGCCTACACCAACACTGCGGACTTAACAACGCTCTTGGCGGGCAAGCTTGATAAATCAGGACTAACGGATTACTACACTGCAGCGCAGATGGACACTAAGCTAAGTGCTAAGGCTGACCTCTCAATGGTGGCCAACATTGCTGACAAGGACACGGTTCAGAGCTTCTCGAACAAGGTTGACCAGCTTACGGCGCTCGTCAACTCACAAGATCAGACGATTGCAGGCTTACAAAGCCAGCTCAACACGGTCTTGGCCAAGCTCAAGACGACTTCCACAACTACGGCTTAGCGAAGGGTGGCGATTATTATGGATATGCACCACCCTTTCGGGTTCGAATGGGGCGATTTAGTGGCGATCTTTACTTTGGTTGGCGTGGTTGCTACCTATGTAAACCTAGGAATCAGCCATACAGCTAAGGACTCTAACCGAGCTGAGTTTGAACAGTTGACCGATTCCATTGCTCAGCTTAACGAGACGATGGTCAAAGTTAACATGGTTTTGGACAGCCTCAAAGCCGACCGTGAGTCAACCAATCGGCGACTTGATAAAATTGAAGCAACCTCAGATAGACACGACATCCAGTTAGCAAGAATCGAAGAACACGTTATGACAACAAGAAAGGACAATCAGTAATGAAGACAGTTAATGATATTGTGGAATGGTTGATTCAGTCGGGTGCTTTAACGGCGCTCTTTTTATTTTCTTGGAAGTTTGTCAAGCCGTGGCTTGATGCGAAGGCTTCCCACGCCAGCACTGAACAGGCTAAGTTAGTTTGGAGTTTGCTTGAACAAGTAGCTGACATTTCGGTGACAGCATTGGTTGGCCAGGATATGACTGGCAAAGAGAAATTTAACCTGGCAGTTAAAAATGTATTGCAAGCTATGCAAAGCCATGGGTTTGCAATTAATCAAGCGGCGGCGGAAAATGCGGTGCAATATGCTTATGAACATAGTCCACTGACGCCAACGGTTGTGCCAGGCAATGATGCTCAACCAGCACAAGGTTCAGTAGTGGCAATTGATCCAAAGGAGGCAAAGTAATGGCTTTACGAAACCTATTCATTGACGTTTCAGGCTATCAAGAAGACAGTGTGGAGTATTTCCAACGTGCTAAGAGCCAAGGAGTTATGGGGGTCGTTGTTAAGCTGACGGAAGGTTCGGAAGACGGATCGGCCTATGTCAACCCTCGTGCCGAAGCACAGATTCGTAATGCGTCCACAGTTGGCTTGCACGTTAGTTGCTATCACTTCGCGCGCTATACCAGCAACGAGGACGCTCAAAACGAAGCTCGTTTCTTTGTTAAGATTGCCAAGCAGTACGGCATGACGAGTGACACGCTGATGATTGACGATGCGGAAGTCCATTCAGCAGCCGACTATAATTCCGCAACGGCGTCCTTCCTAAACGAAGTCAAAACGCTTGGCTATACTAACGTTGGTTTGTACTCGATGAAGTCGTTCTTCACGGGTGGTACGCTTAACAGTCACGGCTTTGATAACGCTAAGATTTGGGTAGCTGGTTATGGCATTACTGACTTAGGCATTGACAACGCCGCCGCATGGCAATGGACTGACAACGGTCTTGGTATGAGTGTTGACACGTCTTATGACTTTGATGGAGCATTTACGGTCGGCAGTTCAAATTCTGGAGTAGTTCCGTCTACACCAGTTCCAGCACCACAGCCAGTAGAACACGTTGGACATCCGGCAACCGGAACTTACACGGTTCAATCTGGAGATACGCTGTCTGGAATTGCTGATAAGTTTGGAACGACCTACCAAAACCTAGCCGCTATCAACGGGATTGGTGATCCAAACCAAATTTGGCCGGGGCAAGTGCTTAAAGTCACTGGTACAGCTAGTCAAGAATCTACTTACTATGTGCAAGCTGGGGACACTTTATCTAGCATTGCTGCCAAGTTTGGTACAACCGTTTCTAACCTAGTAAGCATTAACCACATTAGCAATCCTAACGTTATCTATGTCGGACAGAAGATTTACGTTGGTGAGGCTAGTCAAGGGCAATCCAACGCCTACACGGTGCAATCCGGAGACACACTTTCCGGGATTGCTGCAAAGTTCGGCACTACTTGGCAGGCTTTAGCTCAGAAGAACGGCTTGGCAAATCCTAACGTCATCTACGTTGGACAAACGTTGACAATCTAATATGTATTAATAACACAATCAATCCCCCCTGCCTTAACCGGTGAGGGGGATTTTTTGTGCGGTAAAAGTATATTATTTTATCTAAACGTATTGAAAATAATACTAAATGTGTTATTATAAGAATGTAAAGAAAAGGGAACAAGGAAACAAGGAGGAAATAAAAATGTCAAAGCAAATTAGAGTTACGCAATTCACGATTCAAACTTCTGGCAAGAACGGCGGTGCAACTTGGAACTCACCGTACATTTTCACTCGCAAAGACAACAACTTCGATGTTGAAGATTTAAAGACTACTCTTTATGTAGGGCAGCGGCTAAACTTCGACCACGTTGGTCTGAAAGACGCCGACGCATGGGAGGAAAAGTACCAGCAAGCACCGACGGACGGGTCATATGAAGACTTCCTGCAATGGTGCAAAGAGAACGACTACATCGACGATTACACGACCGAAAGTTACACGGTCGGCGAAGGAAACAAATAACTAAAGGAGGGGTCGATTATCAACGAACTAGACAAAGCGAAAGCTGTTGTAGCTGATAAGAACAACAGCTTTGCAAAACTAAAAAAGGGTTCAGGAGTATCAATCCCAACCCTCAAGGCCTACCGGGCCGATCCAGATAAATTAAGGACAGCAAGGTGGATTACAGTTCACAAGCTGGCGCAGTTGTACGATGCCAAACACTAAGCAGAATCTAGTTGGTAAAGTGTTCGGCCACCTTACCGTGATAGCTAAATCAGACGAGCGTGGCACTCAGAACGAGTACAAGTGGCTTTGTCGGTGTGACTGTGGCCGATTGAATACTGTTTCGACCGGTCAACTCAACTCCGGGCAGACCACCAGTTGCGGCCACATAAAAGCGCGTAATCTCGAAAGTGGCGGCCAACACCATCAGAGCCTGCTAGGCGATAAACCGCCTGTATCAAACAAAACTGGGTACCGCAACGTCTCTATGACCAAACGTCATGGCCGATGGCGTTACCGGGTATCTGTACAGTATAACCGCAAGCAGCATTCGACGTTAGTTGACACGTTGGAGGAAGCGTTGGCAGCACGTAAGCGGTTGCGTGAGAAGTGGTGGCCCGGCTATAAGAACAAAGATAAATTATAAGATTAGAAAAGATTTAGAGATTGTGGTTGAAATGACGATTGTCTTGTTCATTATTAGCTTGTTAATCTTGATCATCGTGCCCAACCTAGGGGCGCAAAGAAAACACGCCACTTCGGTTAACCAAGAGGCCTTAGTCAACATGATTCAAAACCAGGTTGAGCTATACCATGACGATACGGGTGACGTCCCGACCGATTTGTCCCAACTAGAAAAGGGTGATTACCTAACGGCTAAGCAGGTTCGCCAGGCTAGCCGCGAAAATATCACGCTCCAAAATGGTCAGGCCGTTGTTCAATAG